GCAATGCCGGTGCGGGCCGCATCCCACACGCGCCGCGCGTAGTCGTTGGCCTTGTCGAGCAGCACGCGGAACCAGACACCATCGGCCTTGACCTCATAGCCCGTCGTCTTGCCGATGTACTGCGGCTCACTGGCAGGCTTGCCCGTGTCGGGGTCAAAGCCGTGGTAGTAAACGGCAGGGATGGCCGCGTACCTGTCCAGATACAGCTTGGTCGCCGCGCTGAAATACTGCCCGTCTGCGTCGCGCCCGTTGAGCGGCCCGCCGAACGGCACGCCCAGCACGTCAAGCTCCCAGGCGTCGGTATCGCTCTTGATAGCTACTACTTGCGACATATTCATTCCCCCATCCCACCGGCCATTGCGCGCTTGATGGCCGCGGCAAAGCGCCGCCCTATCTCGTCGCGACGTTGGCTCACGACGCGGGCGTCTGTCAGCCAGTTACCGCGGTGGATCACGGCCTGGCTGTCCTCGTTCTGTACCCATTTGGCATAGCCCATGTTTGTACCCACAATGCCGCGCAAGCCCGCGCCCGTCGTCTCAATCCTGTAGGTCCAGGATTGCCCCAACTTGCCGGTGCGAACGTAGGGCACTTGGATGACGCCGCTCTTGATCGCCCAAAAGAAATAGCGGCGCTGCTTGGCCGTGCGCAGCATCTTGGGGTACGGGCGCTGCGGCTTCGGCGGGTAGTCGGTCAGGTCGTCTTGCAGCACTTGCAGGCTTTCTTCCATCGGCGCGCGCAACACGCGTTCTGCTGCCAGCCGGTCAAGCTTGCGAAACAGGCGATCTACCGTGTTCTGGTTAATCTGCAATCCGTAGGTGATCATGCCGGTTCCACCACTGCCGCCACACGGCAACGACAACCAGGGTGCGCGGGCGGAACCTCAAACCGCCTGCGCAGTTTCGCCTGCTGCTCTACCGACAGCGCATCGAAGAATGCACCCTCCAGTGCTACAGTTTGGCCGTGCAGCGCGCCACAGACCGGGCAAACCAGTTCATCATTGCTGGTTTTCCACTTGAGCGCCTTAGTCACGCCCGATTCCCTGTAGCCGGTACGCGACCCCTCCGCGGCACTGCGCGTTGTCTCTGTCATGGCAATCAGCCGCGCCCGCTTCTCGCCAAAGGTCGGCTCCAGGTCGGCAGTCAGGGCCGAAAGCGGCTCACCGTTCGCGTACCATCGCTGCACCGACTGTCGCACTGCCTGCTTGGTCGTATCGTCTATGTTTCTCACCAGTTCGCCGCTGTACTGCGCGGCCCATTCCCGAGCGCGGGTGTTGACAAGCGTGTAGTCGAACGAAACGCCGATGCGCCCCAACTGGTCCAAGGCAACGTTGACGCCAGCATCCGCGCCGTTCTGCACGATGCGGCTCACCGCGTCGGGGATGACTGGCGTTTGGAGCAGACGGGCATTGACGTATTCCATCAGTTCGTCAAGCTCCATGTCCTCGGCATTGGGCGGTAGCAGGTTGCGCCACTGCTCGCGGAAGGCGCGCAGCAGGGCCGTTTCCCCGCGCCGCTCCAGTTCGCGGTAGATGCGTTCCTCCGCGTCGTCCTCGTCGGGGTCAAGCTGGAGCACAAGCGCCTTGAGCGCCGTCCAGTGCTCACGGGTACTCTCCGTAAAAAAATCGTGCGCCGTGGCTGCCTCCCAGCCGGCGATTTGCAGCACGTCATCCTCTGACAGATGGACGCGCTTGAACTTGAGCGGGTCGGGGTTCTTGCGGTTGCGCAGCCAGCGTTTGAGCGCCTTTACTTCCGCTTGCCGCCCCTCTTGCCCTTGCACTTCGCCCTGGTCATCACTGCCGGACTCCTCTGCGTCATTCTCCATTTGGCCCATGCCGCGGCCCCTCATCTCACCGCGCCGCGCGCCCATCTCGCCCTGCTGCATCTGCTGCATGGCCTGCTGCTTTTCTTCGGCGTCGGGGTCGGCAGGCGTCAAGCCCTTGCCCACCTCCGCAACCAGCAGATTGCCGCGGTCATCCCCGATGGGCTTGCTCTGGTAATACTTGGCGCGCACCTCGTCTACCGTGTGCGTCTGCCCGTAGGTGCTGATTTCTGCCAGTTCAAGCTGTTTATCGGTGATGCGAATGTCGGCAAACTCGCCCACCAGACCGGCCCCGTAGTAGGGCAGCAGGTCGGATGTGATTTTCTCTGCGATACGCACCAGATGCGGCCACACGCCGTATTCGATAAAGGTGCGCTTGCCGCTCACGCTGTTGGCTTCGGTTGCGTTGACCGACAGCACAGAGGAAAGGCCCGGCGCGTAGAGCGAAAAGATTTCTTCCTTGGTGAAGGTGCGCCCGTCCAAGAACTGCATATCGCCCTGACTCAAAGCCGTTGCCATGTACTGCACGCCACCCTTACCGGCATTGCGCAGCATCATTAGCTCGCGGTTCGTACCGCCGTAGCGGGCGCGGATGTCGGCCTTCATCTTGTCCCACTCCGCATCCTGGATGGGGTCGGAGAAGGCCAGGATGCCGGGGACCTTGGCATTGTTCTTGTCGAAAAAGTTGGTGTTCCACCGCTGCATTGCCAGATCGCCCTGCGCCACCACTGCCAGCGATTCGAGCGGGGAGAGGCCGACAAACTGGTTGAGCGGATGCCACCGCTTGAAATGCACCACCTGGTCGAGTTCGATAGGGAACTTGTCACCCCAATCGGTTTCGTACAGGTAGCCGCGCAGGTACATGCGCCCGTCAGGAATGGGCGTCATGCGCGATGTGGGGATGGGCCAGATTTCGTCGGGCGGCGCTTGCGGGGCGGGCTTGTTCAACCACCAAAACGCGTGCCCCGTGACGTTGTAGTAGCCGAGCGTCGATTCCAGCAGTTCGGCGCGGCTGTGCAGAGGGTTGGGCCGCCGCAAAAGCTGCTCAAACGGATGGTTGGGGATGCCTTCGCTTTCCTCGCCGGCCAGCCGCAGCACGTTAAAAGCCGTGGTCGCGGCCACGCTTGCCACGGCAGAGACGGCAATCTGCACCCAGGAAAGCTTCTGGTAAAGCTCCAGTTGGGCGTCAGGCAGCGCGCGGTCGGGGACGCTGAAGGCGTCCTCTGCTGCCGACGCGCGCAGAAAGGCCGGCGGGGCGGTGACGGGCTGCGTCTTGGTCGTCCGCGGCGTCAAGGCATAGTAGTCAATCGGTTGGTATCCGAACCGCCGCGCAACGGCGTCAAACAAACCCATGCCCGCCCCAGAGAACACGCCCCAAATAAAAAAGTCGCTACAACCAGTGTAGCGACTCTAGAACACGTTTTCTATTCCTGAAATCAGGAATCTTTTATAGGTCGGGGACTATTCCGGCGGCTCCTTTTTGCGCCCCATGCGAACAAAGATGGCGATGAGCACGATCAGAATCAGCCAGGGCGCAGCCTGCATGATCAGCCATTCCAGCGGACCAACAGCAATAGGCATAGTTATTCCTTTCTCAGTTCAATGGATGCTTTGATTGCCAACTGCATTGTAGTCCCTGTGCCCGTCTTGCGCCTAGCCGCCGCCGCGTGTTTGCAAACGGTGTCGTACTCAATGCACAAAGCGCGGGCGATGTCGCCATGCCGCATCCCCTGGGCCAGCAGCCGCACTACCTCCTGTTCGCGCTGGGTCAGATTGTCCATGATCGACATGTTCCCCGCCTAAGCGAAGTCCACCAGGGCCGTCATGTGGTGCTGAGCCTGCCAGAGCATGAGCGCGCGGGCGATTACCGTATCGTCGTGCATCCCCGCGGGCGCGCTGTAGCTGCTGCGTCCCGTCACGGGCGAAACCGTGCGCTCATAGGCTTCTAGTTCTGCCTTCCAAATAGGGTCGGGCTGCCACTGCCATTCGTTACGCTCAAAGGCAAGCGCGAGGTTCTCTATCAGCGGCGATTTTGTGCTGGCACTGGTCACGAACCCCACCACCGGCAGGCCCAACCGTTGCAGCGCCTCGAAGATTACATCCCCGATGCTGTTTAGCTCGGTGAGGATGCTTTTTACGCCCCACTTCTCGGCCAGTGCCCGCAACCGCTGCACCTGAAAGTGATAGTCAATCTGGTTGAAGCGGTCGCACTCCAGTTCGACATGACATGTTACGCAGCCCACCGAAAACGCGCTGTAATCCTCCTGTTTCGCCCAGTCGCAGCCCATGACGATTGTGTGCCCCGCGTGCGCTGCTGGTTCAGGATCGACGGGGGCCGTCATGTTGGCCGTGAGGTTGCGGAACACTGAGCCGCCATCCTCCAGGAATTGCGCCTCGATCTCCTGTTGGTATACCCGCTCCGGCATGGTAGAGCGCATGGCCTCCAACTCACTTGCCGGTATGCGCGGGTTGACGCTGCTGGGCATCTGCCAGGAGGCCCATTCCGGTTGCAGCGGGTCTATCCCCCACTGCCACATCTGCCAAAACCCGTTACGGCCTTTGGGAGTGCTCAGGAAATACGCGTCGCCGGAATAGTCCACCAGCGTCGGGCGCAGCGCATACTGCCACGCGTCCATGAGCGCCGGAACCATC